GAATCTGATGCATTCTCTTCTTCCGCATTGGTTGCTGCTTTCTATGACGCAGCCGCTGCAATGGACGAAAAGGGAATTTCTAGCGATGGCCGCTGTGCTGTCCTGAACCCTCGTCAGTACTACGAATTGATCCAAGCTGTTGGTTCCAATGGTCTTGTAAACCGTGACGCTCAGGGCACTGCTCTGCAAGGCGGCAACGGCGTTATCGAGATTGCTGGTATCCACATCTACAAGTCAATGAACATCCCGTTCCTTGGCAAGTACGGCACCAAGTATGCCGGTACTACTGGTCAGACTTCTCCTGGCAATACCGGTGACTTCATCGGTCCTAGCCTGGAAGATGCTTCTGCAGCTACCACTGGTATCAACAATGACTACGGCACAGCATCCGAATTCGGTGCAGTGTCTGCTGGTCTTATCTTCCAACGTGAAGCAGCCGCTTGTGTCGAAGCAATCGGTCCTCAAGTCCAAGTCACCTCTGGTGATGTCTCCGTGATTTATCAGGGTGACGTGATCCTTGGCCGCTTGGCTATGGGCGCAGATTATCTGAACCCCGCTGCAGCCGTTGAGCTGTATGTCGGTGCTACAGCTCCTTCTGCATTCTGATTTAAATACTTTATTGGGGTCTCTTCGGAGGCCCTTTTTTTTACCTTAAAAAAATATATGGCTTATCCAACCACTAATGCTCAGTTAGAGCTTCCAGCTGTAAATCAAATTCTACAGTCATGTGGTCAAGCGCCTGTGACTACTCTCGATCAAACCAACCCGGACGTTGCGATTGCTTACCAGACTTTGTTAGAAGTCTCGCGGGAAGTACAGGCGGAAGGATGGACATTCAATAAGGAAGGACATTATGAAATGGCTCCTGACAACAATGGTGAAATACTAATTGCTAACAACATTCTGCAATTAGACCTTACCAAAAACTCTAACAATGCAACAAAGGATGTTGTACGTAGAAATGGAAAACTATATGACAAAGCAAGTCATAGTTATACATTCACAAAACCCGTACTATGTGACATCACATGGTTATTTGATTGGGTAGACATCCCAAAACCTATTGCAGACTTTATCGTAAACCGGACTGCCGCAACTGTATCCAGCAGGATTGTTGGTGATGGAAATCAATATCAAATGCTTCAACAGAAAGAAGCGTTCGCTAGAGCAATGGCAATGGAATACGAATGCAACCAAGGTGATTACACATTCTTCGGACATCCTGGAGAAACAAATACTTACACCAGCTATCAACCTTACAACGCACTGTATCGATAAATGCCAGCAGTTACTCAACGAATATCAAGCTATCTAGGCGGAGTATCTAGACAATCAGATAACAAAATGATGGCCGGTCAAGTCCGAGAGTGCTACAACGCATTCCCTGATGCAACCTATGGATTAACCAAAAGACCAGGCTTTCAGCATCTTGCAAATTTAGGCACAAATCTAGATGATGCACGGTGGTTTTATATCAACAGGGAAAGTACAGAAAAGTATGTCGGTTGCATTAAAGGTGGTAATTTGTACATCTGGAACGTCCTTACAGGAGCTGCCTGTACTGTCACCTATGCAACAGGTGCTCAGGCATACCTGTCACTTTCAACACCAACTAAAGATAATTTCAAATTACTAACAGTACAAGACACTACTATTGTAATTAATACAAAGGTAGATGTTCAAGAAATAACACCAGTAGCAGGTATACCAAACGCACAAGGTACACTTAATTTAACAGGAGCAATCCCAGAGACATTGTATACAGTGGTTCTACAAGGAGAAACTATCAATGTCACATCCCATGTAAATGACTCATCCTTTGATGATATTTTAACAGACAAAAATAATTACAACTTAAAGCAAGCGATTGAAGCAAAAATTACTGCTAGGCAAGCTGCGAATGATGCTAACTTTACTGGTACGTGGACAGTCTCAAAGGTAGGTAAAACAAGCCTACGAATCCAACGTGTTGTATCAGGAACGCCCACCGCTTTTACGCTAGAAGCTAAGGGTGGCTTGACAAACGTATTCTTGGAAGCATTTCAAGACGAAGTAGCAAGTGTAGGCGTGCTACCTGCTGAGTCATTTGACGGTCATACAGTAAGAGTGCTGAATACTGATAGCTTTGCTGATAGCTATTATGCAAAGTTTAAAGCAGATAACGGTACAAGTGGCCGTGGTTATTGGGAAGAAACCAGAGCACCATACCAAAAGAATGAAGACGGAACAATTAGTAACGTGTCAGCTGGCTTAGATAACACAACCATGCCACACGAATTAATAAATACAGCAACCAACGCTTTTACATTCAAGAAAATTGTATACGAAGAAAGGGCTGTAGGTGACAATGACACCAACAGTCACCCTAGTTTTATAAACGAAAAAATTACTGGGGGTTTCTTTCATAACAATAGACTTGGCTTTTTGTCAAAAGACAATGTTGCAATGAGTCGTAGTGCAGACTTCTTTAATTTTTACTTTACAACAGCACAAACAGTTGTGGATAATGATCCAGTTGATGTTAGCTGTTCATCAGTCAAATCAACATCACTACATGCAGTGCTACCAACTGCACAAGGTATTATTCTGTTTTCACAGAACCAGCAGTTTGTTTTGTTCTCAGACAGTGGTGTATTGACTCCAGCATTAGCAACTATCAGAACCATTTCAAACTATGAAATGGACAATAATGTTGACCCTGTAGACGTTGGAACACAAATCAACTTTATTAGTAAAACACCTGGCTATACAAGATGCTTTATTTTAATTACACGTGGTCAGCAAGAGAATCCACAAGTTCTTGATTTATCTCGTGTCGTGAAAGAGTGGATTGCGCCAGGTATTGATCAGCTGATTTCAAGTCCACAGAATTCTATGATTGCGATGGCAGCTCAGGATTCTAATCAGGTATACATATTCCGTTATTACAACAACGGTGAAAAGAACTTGATGCAGGCTTGGGTCAATTGGAGTATGCCAGGAACAACGCAGTTCATCACGATTGAATCTGATGACATGTATGCGGTGACTAAGCAAGGTGGTCAATTTACACTGAGCAAAGCTGCATTAAGTCAAAGTCCAGAGCAAGCAATTATTGTCAATAATGCTGGGCAAAAAGTGAATCCCTGTGTGGATCTATATGCTACAGCAAGTAGTGTCGTATATGATGCTACTACCAAACAATCAAAGTGTTACTTACCTTATAACGATGTAAGTGGACTGACACCTGTAATAGTAATTGCAGGTAATACTAGTACAGGCACATTTGTGGAATCAGGCTTTACTGTGACACCAAGCCGAGGCACGGATGCCACTGGGCCTCACTTTATCGTTCAAGGTAAAGACCTTACAAGCGTTGCCAGTGATGTTGTAGTAGGTTTTAAATATAACTTTGATATACACCTACCAACAACTTACTTTAGGCGAGATCAAGATTCGGATTTTACGGCAAACCTAACAATTGCACGTATGAAATTCTCAGTTGGATTGTCTGGTGTGATGAGTTTTAAAGTAACTCAAAAAGGAAGGCAACCATACAGTATTTCGTTCACTGGTGACGGTAGTACCACAACATACAAATTTAACATAAAAGACCTGAACTATAGTGACAGGTCAGATGTAAGAGTAAAGATAAATGGAATCGTCACAGATACCTTTAGTTTTACTGACGATACAACACTTGTATTTAATTCTGCACCTGCAGCAAACTCAACCATCGTCCTATACATCGACGAATGGTTTAGTACACAACCGGTAATTGAAGCCAACCAATACTTGGCAAATGATGTACCACTTCAGAATGAAACTATATTTACAATACCTGTACATCAGCGTACAGAAAATTTCAAGCTGAGGTTATTTAACAACACACCATTTCCAGTTGCATTAAACGCAATGATGTGGGAAGGCAACTACACACCACGATTCTATAGGAGAGGATAAGTATGATTTTTGGATGGTTCGCAGCAAGAGATCAGAATAGGCAGGCAGAAAAACAAGCAGATAGGCAGAATGATTACAACGAAGACATGTGGGACTTCAATAACGATGAAGCCAAACGTGTCTATAAGTTTAAAAAAGAAGGCCTGAACATAACCAAACGAAACAATGAGAGAAATACTCAGTTTCAAGAGGCAATGTCTATTCAGCAGTATGAATCCGCAATGGCAATGCGGAATTATCAAGAAACTGAAAAGTTCAATGCATGGTCAGCATCAATCAGCCAGGCAGCTGATCAGATGGATTTCAATGCCATGGCTACAAAGACAGCAAACACTCAGCAAGACCGTGCTTTAAGTGAACAGTTGACTGGATTGATGTTTGATAAAGAACAAACATTACAAGACTTTGGTATGGCCACAATGGGCCTAAGCCTTAAACGTAAATCAGAACGTGCACAAGGTGCTGCCAACGTACAACAAGAACGTATAGCGGCACTAAAGGCTAAAGGTACTCAGCAGTCCAGAGGAAGCTTAGGACGGTCTTCAACAAAGGCTGTCATTGGCTTGATGGCTGAATCTGGTGCTAGGCAGGCAAACATCGTACAGCAGATGTTATTTAATGAACAAGGTTTGGATTTAGACGTAACTAAATTACGTGAACAACTATATCTTGATCGTGCAATGATTAAGGCAACAAAAGAGAACATTATCTTTAACGATAAAGCAGTAAGAACTAAGTTCCTACAGGATCAGGTACAAGCTGATATGAATGCAATGGCAAACATCATGACAAAGCCAACTGCATTGCCACCTATTCCAAAACCACTTGCACTACCAAGACCTGAATACCAAGACATTCTTAAGCCTAAAGAGCCGCCAAAACCAGGAGAGGTAGTAGCACAAACTACTAACCCATGGCTGGCACTGGCAGGTGATGTCGTGAATGTAGCAAGTGCGGTAGCAACAGGCGGAGCTAGCGCGGCAGCCGGTGGAAGTTTTTGGGGTTCATTCTTAGGCTCTTTATAAACTATGTCTAAATACAGAACAATGGCGCAGCCCGGTAGCTTCGGTGCTGGGCAGTTAAAAACTAACGATAAGAAGCAGCGTGACATCATCAACACGATGAATGACACGTCTCAGGCAATGAGAGAGAATCAATCTTTCTTGGAGAGTCAACAAGAGCTTTACTTAAGAGCTCAGCAATTTGCGCAGGGGGAAGAGCAAAGAGTTCGTGAAATGAACTTTGAAACTGAGACCGACAGCCGTGAAAGGCTAAGGGAATCGATTGCTCTTGACTACCAAACACAAATTGCTAATGCAGAAACAGAATCTAAACAGCGTTTAGAAGGTCTTAATGGATTACAGAATTTCTCTAAAACTGCATTTAAACTTGGTTCTGATGTAATTAGTGATGGCATTAACAAACGCCGTCAAGCATACAGTGCATTAATTGCAAGGACTGGATTAGATGGAAGACAATTACGTGAAATCCAAGCGTTAGACAATAACCTTACAGAGTCTGCTTTTATGCAGAGTCAGGCGATTCTTGATCTAAAAGCTAGTGGAGCGTCAGACGAAGACATTAATGCTATCTACCAAAAGGTATACAAAGATAGTGGATCACTTGCCTGGGTTGATAATAAAGCTGTTGCAAGAAACTCTTTAGAAGGTTTTGAGCTAGCACTGGTAGAAGCAAAAGCAGCAAACCCAACCGCATCAGGAACAGAACTCAAAACTATTTACAATACGCTGTTTGACACGTATACAGGAGGTTTAGGTGATGGATCAGGTAGACAATTTACACCAGAGTTTCTAGAGACTACTATTAACGGCAAACTAAGAAGTGCCTTAAATAGAAAGATTATAGAAGCAACTCAACAAGAGGGGCAAGAAAATCTATCTAATGTTGAAGTAAAGCTGGGACAAGCATTTGACAACACCTATAGAGGTGCAGGCGGTGCAAACGGCCTAATGTCGATGTTGGAAAAGAATCCTAACTCAAGAAAGTCACTTGTTAAATGGTTGAATAATAGTCTGCAGTCTGGAGCACTATCAGCAACAGAAGTTGAATCCATACTGAAGTCAAAACTAATTAACTATGAAGGCGGAGACAAAAGTTTTGTTGAAGCATTTGGTGGCACAACAGAAGTAGCTGGATTAGTACAAACCATTAATGCTAAGTATAAAAGCAACGCTCAACAGCAACGCCAACGACAAGCAAATGCAATCGAAGATACTAACAATGAAATCCTTATGAGGGCTAACGCTGTTGGTGTTGATGATGATGGAGTAATTAGTGCAGAAGAGTTTGAAGCAATCAAAGCTTGGGCAGTTAGTACTGGTATTGATCCTGCAAAACTTACAGCGCTAGAACGTGTAAGAAAGGATACGATAGGTGCAAAGGAACGTACAGCACTAGAGGGGTATATCCAACAACTTAGGGCAGATGGCAATTGGAACCTAGAAACAATGCGATCTCTAGACCTGCCAACCGACCTATTTACCAAATACGAAAGCTACGCAATTGCTGGTAGCAAAATTAAGACTGATCCAAAAGTA